CGTGGTGGGCTGCGTGACCGCGGCCAGACCATGTCGCCCCGCGAGCAGCGCGGCGATTTCGCTCGACGTGCGGTTCGCGAACGTCTCCTGCGTGCGCGCCTCCATCAGCGCGGCTGAGCGGTCGCGTCCGGACAGATGCGCCACGCCCTGGATCGGGTCCAGGGTCACGCTGTCGACGACGCCCTCGATCACGCTGGTGAAACCGAAGCCGATATCAAGCTGAACATCGAGCGCGAGATTCGTCGCCTCCGCCCAGAAGGGCGCCGCCATGGCGGGATCGGCCGACAGCGCCACGCGCACCGAAAACGTATCGCACCCATGCCAGCCCGCACCGCGCACGCGCGCGGCGAATGCACCCCGCACCGGCACGCCGGCCGCCAGCACCAGCAGAGCGGGTGCCCGCGCCAATTCATTGCTGAGCAATCCCGCCTCCCGCACTCGGATCGACCGGCGGTATGCTCAGCGTCACGACCCCGGTGATCACCGGGTCGGTCAGGTTGTTGAGCTGCGCGATGCGCAGCCATTGCGTGGCGTCACCCAATAGCTGCGCGGCGATCTGGAACAGGTTGCCGCCCGCGGTGATGAACTGCTGCATGGCTCAGGTTCCGGCGTTCGCAAGGTTTGCAGCGGCGCGTTGCAGGAAGCCCTGAGCGGCGGCGAGCTGGGCGGATTGTTGCGCCGCGGCCGCAAGGCTCGCGAAACTCCCCGATCCGAGCAGCGCGGCGCCGCTGGAGGCGAGGGCCTGCGAGGCGGCGCCGGCCGCGCCCGCGAGCGCGGAGGCGGCATACGCGTTCGCCGTGCTGCCAGCCGTCATCGCGCCGGCGGCCGAGACGGCCGTCGTGGCGGCGCTGAGGTCGAGCGGCGCGAGACCGGTTGCGGCCCCGAGATCGCCCAGCAGGCTGCCGAGCAGGTTCGTTGCGGTCTGCGCCAGGACGAACGTGTCGTCCGCGATGACCGTGCAGGCGATCTGATACGGCACCCAGGTCGCGCGCTCATAGCGTGCGTCGAAGCGCGAAACCACGACCGTATAGGCGAAATCGTCCCACATCGCCTGCACCGGCGCGCCCTGCGCGCGGAGCAGGTCGAGCGTGCGCGCCCGCGCCGTCGCCGTGGGGCCAGCGAAGATGCCGCTCCAGGTCAGTGGCGCATCGTCGCGCCCCATGGCGTCGATGACCCGCTGGCCGCCCGGGAGCTGATGCACGGCCAGGCGCTGCCGGCCGCCGAACAGGATCGCCTCGGGCAACTCGAAATCGGCGAAGGACACCGGTCCCAGGATCAGGCTCGGCATGACGGTTACTGTCCTTGCAGCGCGCCCGGCCAGCGCGGGCCGAGACGCGGATCGAACGAGGATGTGCCACGCGCCGGACCGGCGACGGCGCGCGCCAGGGTGTCGGCCAGCCAGTGCCCGACGCGCTCGCCGTCCAGGAACACGTCGCCGTGCGTGGGGCCGGCGGTCGCCTCGGACCGCGCTTCGCCGGCAACGGCTGCAGGCGCGGCGGCTGGCGGCGGAGCCGGTCTGCCGTTGGGCGCCAGCGGCGGCGGGAGCGAGGACGCGATCGGCGCCAGCGGCGCCGGCGGCGGGGCGCTCGGCAGCATGGCCGTGAGATCGGGTCCGCCGACGGGCGCGGGCCACCCCAGGACCGCGCCGGGCGATACCGGCGCGGGCGGGCGCGCCGCTTCGAGCGGAGCGGCCGGCTCCGCCGGGCGCATCGCCGGCGTCGGCTCGAACGTGCCTCGAAGCGGGGCGGCCGGGGCGCTGGGCTGCTGGTCCCGCAACCGGCCCCCCTCGGCCGCGCCCGCCAGCCGAGGCAGCGGTACTGCGGGCGCGCCGGCCGGCCCCGACTGCCGAGGCGCAGACGGCGCGGTGGCGATGACGGGCAGCGCGGCCGGCGACTGGGCGGCCGGCAGGACGGCGCCGGGCGCCTGCGGTGCCGCCGCGCCGGGCCCGTCGAGAACCGACGCGACCTCAGCCCGCGCCGCGTCTGGCAAGCCGGGCGACGGCTCCGGCACAGGGTGCGGCGCCACGGGGGTCTGCGGCGCCGCGCGCAGTGCCGCGAAACCCTGAGTGACGATGCCGCCAAGCGCGAAAATCTGATCCGCCGCCGCCGCGACCGCGCCCTCGACATCGGCCATCAGCAGCGCGTAGCCGACCGCCGCCCCGTCGTCGGGCACCGCGTCGGCGGCGCGCGCATCGGTCATGCCTGCTGCTCCCAGCTCATCGTGTTGAAGTCGAATCTGTGCCCCGCCAGCGTCGCGAGCGCGATCACCCAGGCGGCGCGTTCATCGGGATCGAGCGCGAAGGCGACATCGAACGGCACCCCGTTGCGGACCAGGAACAGGCTGTCCACCAGATCGGGGTGCCGGCTCAGTTTTTTGCGTCGACCCTCGGCTGTCCGGCGGCGGCGTTCGTCAGCTGGACCGAAGCGGCAGCAAGACCCGCGTCGCCAAGCCGCGCGACCAGCGCCTCCACCTGGGCCTCGCTGGCCGGCTGCGGCACGGGCACGTCGTCGATGGCGGCAATGCTGAAGGCCAGCGTCGCCATGCCCATCCAACCCGCATTGCCGGACAGCGCAGGGCCCGCGGCCTTGAACACCCGCAGCCGGTCCAGCGCCGTCAGCCTGCGCACCTGCAACCGGCGGCCGAGCGCATCCACCACCTCGCTCGCCGCGCCGGCCGCCGCCACCAGGCGGACGGAGGGCGTCTCGCTCACAGGCGGGTCCGCGTGGCGGCGAAGAACTCCAGGCGCTGCTTCACGCTCGCATCACCCCGCCACACGCCGGCATGGGCGAGCTTGAAGACGACACTCTGGAACTGATACGTGCTGGTGCTGCCGTCCGTCTCGTTGATATACTGATACAGCGTCGACAGGGCGAGCGCGGCGCCGGCGTAGAAGCCCGCCTCCAGCGCGGCGATGAAATCCTCCGCCACGGAGGAGCCCCGTTCCAGCTCGAAGCTTCCGTCCCAGCCCTTCGGCAGTTCCGCCGCGAGCTGCACGCCGTCGATCCGGTTGACGCGCACCGGCGCCGTCACCTGCCGGCTCTCGAAGGCCGTGACGTGGCTGAGATCGACGCGGCCGGATGGAGCGATCACCACCAGCTGGCAATCGCGCCCGACCGAAAAGGCGTTGGTTGTCGTTCCAGACATGTTTGTGTCCTCGCGGGGCTGGGATCAGGCCGACAGGGAGCCGGGCGTGCCGGGCAAGGTCTGGCGCTGCACCTGAACCGTCTGCCCGCCCTCCATGTTCACGATGAACTTCTCGTTGATCGCCTGGTACTGGATTTGCGCGTCCGACTGCACATAGCCGAGCCCGGTGCGCGAAGCCGGATTGTTGCTGATATTGCACACCACGCTGAACGGCACATTGCCGTCGGTGCTGCCCAGCAGGCCCTGCTGCAACATGCCCTGCAGGAAGGCAAGCTGCGTCGCGCGGATGCGGCGGAACAGGTTCGCGCTGATCACCCCGCCCACATACTGGCCCATGCCGGCCGCCAGGGTGCTCGCGATGTAATTCGTCATGCGCGTGTAGTTGTCGCCGTTGATGGCGGCGTTGCTGCTGGAGTTGTGGCCGCCGCGCACGCCCCAGAAATACCCCGCGGGCTGCGGGTTGGAGATGACGTCGATCCCCGCCTGCAACAGCACCGCGAGATCGGCCGCCGAGTACGTGGTGGACTGGCCACTGCCCGGCTGCCCGGAGTGCTGCGAGCCGACCACCGAGAACAGCGGCTTGTTGAGGCTGCTCTGCTCCGGCGAGAGGTTCGCGAGGCGCCCAGCGACGAAACCCTGCGGACTGACGACGCGGGTCACGCCGTTCACCTGGTCGTTCCACCAGATCCAGTCGCCGAACATCAGCTTGGCGGCGAACGTGTCCAGGCCCGCCGCCTGCTTCGTGGTCACCGCGTTGCCGATCGTATCGCCGGCCGGACCAGTCAGGATCATGTAGATCCCTTCCTGCAAGCCGAACTGTGCCTGCGTCGTCCACTGGGTCGGGTCGTCCGTGTCGGCCAGCGCGGCAATGCTGCAGCCCTGGCCGCGCAGCGCATACATCCCCTGGCGCGGCGGCGTGTCGATGCCGACCAGCGTCGCCGCCGTCACGTTCGCGGCGCCGTCGCTGCCGGCGCTGCCGTTGGCGAAGCTCGCGGACAGCGCCTGCGGCGCCGCGGCACTGTTGCCGGGGTTGACGACAACCAGCTGCGACGCGCCGCGCTGCAGCCCCTGCCCCTGGTTCACCGCCGACGCAAGCGCCGCCCAGAACCCGGCGCCCGCACCCTGGATGTTGTCGTAAACCTCGGGCGGCAGGCCGGGCAGCGCCACGGTGAACCGCCAGCTTCCCGCGCGGCTGCCGCTGCCGAGGGTCACGGAGATCTGGTTGCCCAGCGTTCCGGTATGCAGCGCCGTCAGCACCACGCTGGTGTTGGGCAGCGTCAGGCTGGCGGCCGTGTCGGTGCCGTCGGTCACGCGCACGCAGCGGAAATTGGCCGCGCCCTGCTGGACGGCGCACGCCACGATCGTGCCCATGTCGAATTTTCGGGCGTTCACCGACCCGAAAATCTGCGCGTAATCCGCCATCGTGGCGATGATCGCCGGCTGTCCGACAGGCCCCCAGTTCGCGGTGCCGACCACGCCCACCACGTCGGTGGGAACGCCGTTCAGCAGCAGATTCTGCGGCGGGACAATCTGCACATAAAGGTCGGGCACCACCAGCGCGGTGGTGTTGATGCTACCCTGTTGCACGATCGGCATGGTTTCAGCCCCCCTTGCCCGAGGCCAGCACGCGCACCACGCAGGCGGCGTGCTCGCCGGCCAGCACCCGCGCGATCTCGCCCGCGTCGTTGATCACGTCGCCCCGCGCGTGCGTCCCGAAGGCGCGCACGACGACCAGCTTGATGTCCATGGTCTCTCCGTTCGGATCAGGGGGGAGGAGGGTCAGCTCAGCCGCGTGGCGACCAGCACGCCGTCGCCGGCGACGCGCGTATCGCCAAAAATCATCCGCGGCAGCGGCGCCTCGATAGTCGTTGCGTAGTCGACGCTGTAGATCAGGTCGCGGCGATACAGGGCGGCGTCCTCGGCCCGGTCGCTGCTGGATGTGCCGAGGAAGCGGATGCGCCCGGCCATGCCGTCCGGCAGGCCCAGGAAATCATAGGTGGACAGCGCCTGATCGATCAGCCCGGCGACCGTGTCCCGGGTCGCGGGATCGGGACACCAGCACACCACGCGGAACGCCTGCAGCTGCCGCCGCGTCTCGCGCACGCTGGGCTGGTCGGCCTCCACGCGCGCGATGACGGCGACGCCAGGCGGCAGGGTGATCGCGGCGCCGCTCACGCTCACGCCGTGCAGGCACGCCAACGCGTTGCCGAGAGCGGCGGCCACCGTTTGCGGCGTGTCGCCCGCCACGGTGCGATGCACCGCGCCCAACGTGCCAACCTTGAGTCCGGCCAGTTGCCCGGGGCCGGCGATTCCTGAAACGGTCACCACGGCGCCCGCGACACCGAGCGCGAGCGTCACCGGCACGGTGCGCAAGGCACGCCATTCATCGGGATAGCGCGTGGTGGTGCGCTGGCCGTTGGTCTCGCCGGCAACCGTCACGGTCACCCGGCCCGCCAGCAGGTCGGCGTCCAGCGTCGCCGCGACCGGCCAGCCGCGATGGACGATGCACGTCACACCCGTCGCGCTCGCACTCGCGCAGCCCAGGGGATAGAGCACGCCGGACACAATCGCGGCCAGCACCTGCTCCACGTCGCTCTGGTCGGCCATCAGGTTGCGGTCTGGCGCGCGAACAGCCGCCAGCCAAGATCGGAGGATTCGGCGGACGATACGATACCCGCACGGCCCAGGTCGTCGGTGACAAGGTCGCCCGAGCGCAGGATCACGTTGGCCGGCAGCGGCGGCAGCAGAATGCTCCAGCCCTCCAGCGGCACGTCGGCGGGCAGGTCGGCGCGATCCAGGCCGTAGCCGTGCGCGACCACGCTGGCCGGCCAGCCGGCAAGCACGGTCACGGCGCTTGCCCGTTGCAGTCCGCCATAGCCTGCAAGGCCCGCCGCGCCAGTCACCGGCACGCGTGAGACGCCGATCACGCGCGTTGCCTTCACGCACAGCACCGGCAGCAGCGGCGACTGGTTCGCCACGAACCAGGTCAGCTGCGGCCCGACCAGGTAATCACCGGGCCGCGTATAGGCGGCATCGACGACGCCCTCGTACAGCGGATGGCCGAACAGCGCCGAACGGCCGGCACTCGGCGTGAACAGGGCCGGCATCGTCATGATCGCGTTGCCGCTGCCGGTCGGCGAAAGCGGCGTGCGCGGGCGGAACAAAGTGTGCAGCGCACCCACGCGGAAGGCGGCCAGGCCGCGTCCCCGCTGCACCATGTCGTCGATGCGATCGTAATCCGGCATCACACCACCAGGCTCAGCGTGCCGTCATTCAGATAGGGGCCGGGCGGCACGCCCAGAAACCCGCACAGGCGGCGGCGCCAGCCGTCGAACAGGCGCGTGCGCTCGGCGACCTCGCGCGGGTTGCGGGTCCAGACCGCGGCCTGCTCGGTATCCAGCCGTTGCGCCGTCCCGGTCACATCGGTCTCGAGCGAGTGCAGCTGCGAAAGATAGCTGCGCACCACCGTCTCCTCGACGGAGGCCAGATTCTGCATACGGTATTCCAGCAGCCCGTACGCCTGGAAAAAGCGCCAGCCCTGAAAGCCCGCCGCGCCGGCGCCATAGGCGGGATAGCCGCAGAAGCGCCTTATGTCGGTGAGTTCGTTCGGAAGAAAGGACATGCGCGCTCCTGCGATTGGACGAGAGCAGGTGTCCGCATCCACCCCTTCCGCATGGAAAGGGTGGATGCGGCAACAATCGATCAGCCGATGTGTTCGATCAGCACGGCGCGCTTGTAGGTGGCGTTCGACGCGGTCGCGACCGTCGTCGGATTGGTCGTCACGTCGGACGGAACGCAGAAGCCGCCCATCCAGTACCAGCTTTGCGCGATGATCTGCTGCAGCCGGTCGATCGGCTCGCGCGTCACCATGGCCACGTCATCAACCATGGTCACGATGCTGCCGGGCGGCCGCACGTCGTCCGCCGCCATGCCGGCATAATCGCCCTCGATCAGCGCGCCCTTGCCGCACACGATCGGGCGGCGGACCATCGCGCCGCTCACGCCGGAGAACGGCTGCACAAACGCCTCGGTCGTGGGAATGAAGCGCAGGCCCAGGAAGTCGTTGACCATGCCGCGCTTGAACACCTGGTTGGCGCTGGTCGCGCCGGTGAACAGCTGCCGGAACGCCTGATCGCCGAACAGCTGTCGGGCGCTGACCGGATCGAGATAGCAGTTGAACGCGCCGTCGATTTCCGGAACCGCGTTCTGCCGCAGGATCGCCACGGCGTTCAGCAGCGTGCTCATGTCCAGCTGATCGGATGCGGTCAGCTGCGAGGTGTTCGCACGCGCGTTCGGCCGCGCGATCGCGGGGGCAGTCGTCGCGGCCACGGTGTTGTTGAGGGCGCCGTCAGCCACGCTTACGCTGCCGCTGAAGGTGAGCGTTCCGCTGATCCCGCCGGGCGCGCTCGAGGTGCTGGAGGCGTCTGCGCTGACGGCAGTGAGCATGTAGTTCGCCTGATCGCCGTTGATCGTCACCGCCAGCGGATTGGTGGCGCTGACCGGGGTCGGCACGCCGTTTTGATACACGAACTGAAAGCCGCGGATATCGTCCACCAGAATCGTCGACGCGGCCGAGGTCAGGGCGCTCCGCACGCGTGTGTTGCCGCCGAGATACGCGGCGAACAGCGCGTTGCGGGCCAGCTCGTCCAGGCTGCGCGCCGCCTGTTCGCCGTTGATCGCCGCGTTCAGCAGGAACTGATCGGCGATGCCGACGCGGCTGGTCACCATGTTGAGGTCGGTGGTCGCCGCGTAATGGTTTATCGTCAGCGTGTACTGCTCGACCGGGAAATACGCCGGCGCCAACCCGTTATCCAGGTTGGTGTTCGTGGACGGCGCGAGCGGCGTGGTCACGCTCGGCTTCAGGCCGGCGCGGGTCTTGGTCAGGGTTTCACCGATGCCGACGGGGATCTTCTCGCGGTCCGCGCAGGCCCGGTAGCCGAGGCGCGACTGCAGCGCGTGCTCGAACTCGCGTTCGAGGAAACCCTGCTGGATGATCGCCTGCAGGCTGACGGGAAAGTTCTGAATACCCATGCGGCGGTGTCCTTGTCGGAAGTTTGGGTCGTTACTGTTCGATGATGGCCGGAGCTGATCCGGCCATCGGCTGCCAGCGGACGGAGGTGCGGCAGATGCAAACGCTGCCCGGATCAGGGCCGGGCAGGACGAGGTAGCCCTTGGCGACGACGCCACGGCGCGATGGCACGACGAACGGCCAAGGCATGTTCAGCCTGGCTGTATCGGTCCCGGTCCCGGTCCCAGTCCCAGTCCTAGTCCCGGTCTGGCCGAGGTTACGCTACAGCCGGCGCACCATTTCCCGGCGTGCCGCCTGCCATTCCTCGTAGTTCATGTCCTGGGCCCGGCGGGCCTTCGGCGCCTGGGCGGGCGGAGCCGCGGCGGCGCTCGACGTCGAAGCGCCGCCGGCGCCGGACAGGCCGAACAGCCATGGCTTCGCGCGCTTCAGCTGGGCCATGACCTGCGCGCCACCGGCGACCTCGCCCTGATCGTCCAGCTCCACGCCGGTGGCGTCGATCAGCTTCAGCCCGTCCAGGTCGACCATGCCGGCGCGCAGCGCCTCGGCCTTCAGCCCGGCCCGCAACAGGGCGGCCCGGTGGGCGGCCTGCAGCTCGGCAAGTTGGCGCTGCAGGGCCGCCACGCGCTCGTCCTCGATGGGCGGCGGCTCGGTAACCGCGTCGTCTGTCATGGCTGCTCCTCTCGCGTAATGGCGGCCTCCTCGGCCGGCACATCCTCGATGTCGTACACGTCGGCGATCGATTTCAGCGCGGCCGAACGCGACAGCAATCTGCCGTCGGTCAGGGTACGCAACGTCTGCGCGTCACGGTTGCGGTCTTCCGCGTTCGGCGTCGTCCAGCGCGGCCATTTCAGGCTCAGGCGAACGCCGGGATCGATCGGCTCGATCGGCTCGCCCTGCACGCGCAGCGGAACGGTCTGCGACGCGCGGGCGATCATGCCGGCCAGCTCCAACAGACCCGCGCCGTAGCTCACGCGCAGGCGATCGGCGAGCCAGATCAGGCCCTGGTTCATCAATTCCAGGGCCCGTCCGCTCTGCGCCGCGGCGATACGGTCCGCGCTGGCACGGTTCGCATGCACGCCTTCCAGCGCGTATTCCCGCAGCGCCCGCACATAATCGATCACGGCCTGGGCGGCGGTGCCGTTGATCTCCAGCAGTTTCGCGTCGCCGCCCTGCCCCACCACCAGCGCGTTGCCGCCGCCGCGCACCACCTCGCCCTCCGGCGCCGCCGGCTCGCGCACCAGCAGCAGCGGGTCCGAGGAGTATTTCAGCCCGCGCCCCGCCTGCGACAGCTGATAGTCGATTTCGATACCGGTCTCGATCGCGGAGGCGAAGGTGCAGGCGCCATCGATTTCGTCCGCAACCGGTCCCGGCAGGTTGCGTATCCAGGTGATCGGAACGAAACCGAGTCCATGCCGCACGCTGCGCGCCTGGTCGATCTGGGGGTCGTCGGTGGAGCTTCCCACCGGCAGCGGCACGAACCATGTCTCCGCCCCGTCATCCCACTGACGGACGAACCAGTACATCCCTTGTGGATCGCAATCGGCATAACCGCGCTGTGCCAGCAGACGCCCGGCCACCTTGTAGCGCTCCGTCACCCGCAGCAGGCGATCGGGTTCCTCGGGGTCCCATTCGGGCACCAGAAACTTCGAGTCCAGCACCCGGAAGAATACCCGTCCGCGCAGCACGCGAAACCAAATCGCGACGCTGCCCACGCTGCCGATGCGCGCCGCCTCCAGCATGACCGCGTTCAGGCGCGAGTCGCGCGCGATATCGCCCAGCACCGTGCGCGTCCGGGCGTCCGGGCAGTCGATCGTCGGAAAATGCCCATCGCCGAACAGCAGGCTTACGGAATCGTCCACGACGATACGGGCCAGCGGGTAGCGCACGCTGGGGCGGCGGTGACGCAGCTGCACATATTCGCCGCCGGCCGAGCGCTCCTCGTGGAATTCGTATGGCAGCACGTCGTACAGCCGCCCCTCCAGCACGCGGCCCAGGATATCCAGACGGCGCACGCGCTCGTCATAATCGGCGTCGATGCCGATCTGTTGGCAGATGGTTTCGAACATGCTTGCTCCGGTGCGCGCCCGCCGCGCGGCGGGGGTAACGTCGAGGTCGGGGGGCTATCGCCCGAGCAAATTCACCCGCAGCCGCCGTGCCTCGCTCTGGCTGCCCTCAAGCATGGCGAAGGCACGGGCCAGCGCGTCCACCTGATCGTCGTGGCGGCCGTGCGGGAAGTCGCGCAGCTCGTCCAGCAGCGCGGCGGTCCATGGCGCGCGGACCGCGCTCACCGCGCCCGCCTCCACCTGCGCGCTGACCGGACCGGCGCGGGTCAACTTGCTGCCGCCCTCCGGACTGGCCTGCACGCGATAGGCACCCAGCAGCCGCCGCAGATGCGCGACCTGCTGCTTGCCGGCCTGCCCGGGATCCTGCGGCAGCCCGATTGCGACGGCCCGCCCGTCCGCGTCGGCGGTCGCGACGATCGCCTGCTCGACGGCAAGCGGATTGCCGCGCAGGCGCACCACGACCAGTACGCAGATACCCGCGGCGTGCCTGCCGAGCTTCAGTCCCACGGTCCAGTCGGGATCGCCGCCGGCCGCGGCCTCGGTCGCCGCAAGGTCCCAGGCGCGGACCACGCCACGGCATTCGGGCGCCGTCTCGCGCAGCTCGATCGACTCGGGCCGGAACAGCGTGCCCGAGTCGGGCCGCGGCCGCTGCTGGAACACCGCGTGCCAGGTGCGCTCGCCCACCGAGTGGCGCTTGCGGTTCAGCAGGACCGCGTCTTCCCACTCCGGCCACAGCGCCGCGCCGGGCGGCCGGCCCAGCGGATCGCCCTCCTCCGCCAGCGCCGGCAAGCGCAGCACGTCCCAGCGGTCGTCAGCCCCCAGCACGCGGCCGCCAAGGTCGTCCTCGTGCCAACGGGTCATCACCAGTACGATGCGGCCACCCGGCTTCAGGCGCGGGATCAGGTCCGCCTGGTACCACTGCCACAGTGACTCGCGGGCGGCGGCGCTGTCCGCCTCGGCATGGTTTTTTACCGGGTCGTCGATCAGCACCAGGTCGGCGCGCCGCCCGACAATCGGCCCCCGGACCCCGGCGGCGAAGTAGCTCCCGCCGTCCTCGACGCTCCAGCGGCCGGCGGCGCGGTCGTCCTTGGCCAACCCCAGCCCGAGCGCCGCCGCGTGCTCGGCCACCAGGGCGCGGGCGCGCCGGCCGAAACTATGCGCCAGCGCCTCGGTATGGCATGCGGCGATGATGCTGTGGCCGGGATGGCGACGCAGCCACCAGCCGGGTAGCAGCACGCTGCAATAGGTCGACTTCGCGCTGCCCGGCGGCATCACCACCATCAGCCGGTCCAGCGTCCCGTCGGCCACCCGCTCCAGGCGGCTCAGCAGCAGCCGATGATGCGCGGCCGGCCGCAGCGGGTCGAGCGCCAGCTCGGCCCATTGCGGCAGCGTGCAGGCAAACGGCTCGCCCGACGCGCCATCGCTGGTGGTGCGTCGGGGCAAGCATCTCTCCGAAAACGAAAGCGGCGGCCGCAGGGCTTGTTTGCCCCGCACGCCGCCGATCATGGCGTGAGATATACAGGAAAATGGTCCGCCCGGTCAAGGGAAAAGTTCCGCTCGATCATGCACCGCAACAAGCGCCATCGGCTCCAGGGGCGCCCGGAAGAATCGTCGGCAAGTCAGCCTGTTGCGATTCTGGATTGGCGGGCCGCTCCAGGGCGGGCCACAATACGGCCATAATCACGGCCCGGTCCCAAGCCAGTTCGGGAGATCGTTGCTGAAACT